TTCGGGGGTCAAACCAAGTTTTTTGGCAAGTTGAATCTGACTAGCCTTTAATCTCACCTTGTTTGGTGAGGTGCTTCGTGCCGCAGAAGCGACTACCGTGCCTGACTTTGTACGAGGTGTTCTCGTTTCTGGCTCGTCAAAATTCTCTGAGAACCGTTTGCGCATTGTTTTGTCCAATGTCGCATAATATTCATCTGAACCCACAACTACACCGTTTCGCTTAAGCTTTTCGTGTAAGCCTAAAGCCGCAGCAGTCATTTCCTCATCTTGACCAAACCAAGTATTTCGCTCTTGCCACGATAACGCTCGATTGTCTGGTTTAGAAACAGGCTGTTCTTGCTGACGTTGTACCGCAATTTCTTCCTGCTGTAAAGGAGTAGGGCGATAATTTTTTGCGGTGTGCAACCTAAAGTTAGCATCTTGCATTGCCTGTTGCGCATCTACTAACTTGTCACCGTCTCCAGAGTCATAAGCCTCTTTATACGCTTTTTTCGCCATCTCCAGTTCCATAGAGGCAGCGTTCTGAACTGTATTGACGTACTCTTGCTCACCTGCTGAGTACTGCGCTCGGAGACGTTTATTCTCTTCTGAAACCTTACGGGCGTATTCAACAGCTTCTTGTTGCTCACGGTAAGCAGTTTCTTTGGCTCGGCGCTCATCATGCCAAACCTTCTTCATCTGCTTTAGGCGAACCTTAACCTTGTCAGAATACTCTTCAAGCTCATCGTTCTCAAGCTCTTCGACTACTTCCTTTGGCATGGGTTCGCGCCCACGATCCTGCTCTGGGGTGTCGTCTTCGATTTCAATTTCAATCTTAACGTCATCGTCTTTACCCATTTCAACTTCATCTGGGAACTTAAACTCGTCTTTTTCGTAGTCAGCCATTTTGTAGGCTCCTTATTTACGTTTAATACCGCGAGGGTCGTCTACAACGCCTTCAACAGTGTCATCATTAATGAGACGGAACTCACGCCCATGAATAACCAGTCTTGAGCCAGCATTAGGGCGGACAAGGATAAAGTCGCCTTTCTGACACCAAGCACCGGACGGGAATTTCTTTTCGTCTTTGTAGCAGTCTGGGCCTAAGTCCACGACAAATAGAACCGTTGTGAGGATCTCTTCGTTGCGTAAGGTTTCGTCTGCTTTAATGATTCCGCTGTCGTACTCTTTTTCCATTTCTGGAATGGCGCACAGAATGTGGTAGCCAGAGGGACGGGGAAGTTGCTTTGCTTTCTCTTCAGCGGTAGCTTCGGAGTTGTAAATGCCTACTACTTGAGGATTATCGGGGTTTGAGCCGATAAGGATTTCACTCATCTGAGTTCTCCATACGTTGTTTGAGGTCAAGGGTATAGCCCCGCGCAATGGTAAGACCTCTAATCTCACCGCACAGTTTTTTGTACTCCTCGAAAGTCTCGGGTCTGCCCGTACTTATAAAGTCTTGGAGTTGTTCAATCTTTTCATCAAGCTGCTTAACTAACACCTCGAAAGCGTCCATCATTCACCTTTTGTCGGTTTGGTTTTTTGTCTAGCTTGCAATTCCATTTGGCGTTGTTTTATTGCAACATCTGAGCCAATCTTAATTCCTTCATACTGCTGTCGGGCCTCGCTTTCGCGCTTGCTTTGCTCAGCCTGCAGACCAATCTTAATACCTTCAAGTTGCTGTTTGTCTTCGGCAGTTTGTTTATCTTGATCGGCCTTAAGACCGATACGCGCACTTTCGATTTGCGTCTGACTTTCAATACGCTCTTTCTCGATTTGCAGCTGTTGCTGTTTAAGCTGCGCATCCATAGCGTCTTTCTGCTTCTTGCGTTCCAACTCAGCCTGTTTAATCTGCAACTCTTGTTGCTGCATTTGAACCAAGGGGTCTTGCGCTTGCTGTTGGGCTTGCTGCTGTTGAGCTTCTTGCTGGTTCATTTGCAATAATTGTTGTGCAGCCTGAGCTAAGAGTGGTGAGAGTCGTGCTTCAACTTCTGGACTCATGTTGGTATCTTCACCGGCTTCATCTTTCTGAGGTGGCAAGTTCATGCCTAGCTGTTCTTCAATCTGCTTGCGGTACTCCATACCCAAGTGTTCGTTGAGGTGGTTCTGCATTGCAGATTGAATCTGTGGAGCCATTGGGTTGTTCTGCAGCAATTGCATGATCTTGGGATCTTGCATGGCAGACATATGTACCGTGATGTGGGCTTTGTGGTCTTGGTACAGAAACGCCTTGACCGGCTTCATCATCAGAACGTTTTGGTTTTCAGTCACTGGGTCTGTAGGTTTCTGATCCTCATCCATTGGAATGAGTTTCTGTACCTCTTTAATTCCAAGGACATCCAACATCTGTCGGTGCAACAAGGGCATGTTGTACATCTGCGGTGCGCCTTGAGCCAACTGCAAAACAGCTTGGTATTGAACAATCTTCTGCGCCATTGTGCTGGCATTTGGATCACTGACTGGGACAACATCTACGTTGTCGTAATCAGACTTCTTAGCACGTCTATTACCTTCTTCGGGTTCATAGCTATAGTCTTCGGGCGTGTAGTCGGCGATTATTTTCTTTAATAATCCAAGCTCTCGCTTCATAGAGAAGTGAACTCGAGCCTGCACAGCCGACATCACCTTTAATGTTCTTTCTAAAATGGCGAGCGTCGTACCCACTGGAGAGTTAGCGGACATGTCACTAATCTGCAGGTCAGCGGTGTTAGCAAAGCGACGACCATCTTCAACGATTTGATTCATCAGACCAAGTAAGACTTGGCTTGGCTCTTTGTATGGTAGCGGTAAAAGATTGTCGCGCATCGTTCCACTAGGAACGTCTGCATCTCTCCATTCGCCGGGCGAGATAGGTGTGTCGTCACCCTTAATTCTCATACCACGAGTTTTAAATCCACCGGGCAGGTTACTTAAAGTGCCAGCATCAACAAGCTGACGGATAAGAGAAGTACCAGACTTAGCAAAAGCACCAACAAGATGAATGAGGCCAAAGTAATAAAACCCAAAGCCCGGGACATAACCGTAATGCACCAAATGCTGGCGTTTTTTATGCGTGTCATCATCAGGTTCCCAATTGCGACGGATCGCTAAAATTGTATTGCTGCCCTGCTCAATCGTGACAATGTATGGAAGGGCAATGCCTGTCTCTTCGCCGTCTTCTTCATGCTCATACCCCGGGAGGTCTAGATTGACTTGCATCTCAAGAAGCTTGTAACGAGCATCAGAAATAGCACGAAAGCCCATCTGCTCGGCAATCTTCTTTTCTACTTCGTCCAACGTGTTATTGGGTTCGCCAAGATCAACGTCTTTATAAAAGCCACCAACCTGAAGCTTACGAAGTTCGTTTTCAGTCTTACGCATTACATGGGTAACACGTTCAGCGGTCTCAATATTCGATGCACCGTAAGGTACAACAATGTCTTCTGCGGGGACAAACAAAGAAATTTGTCGTTCAATAGACGGATCGTAGTACACCTTCTTAAAAGCGTTACCAGCCAGCCCCAAGCCCCATAACATTCTTTCATGTTCTGGACGGTACTCTTCCATGACATCCATGAGCTGGTAGTTCATGTCATCAGCAACTCGGACTGCGGCTTGTTTCTTTTCCGGTGTCTCACGACCCACAATCTGAGTCTTAACCGGCCCAGCAGCAGGGAAGGTTGACATCATTGTTTCTGCTTGGAACTTAACAAGCGCTTCTGCGAGCAACGGATGGTAGACCCCACAAGCTCCGGGCCAAGGCTCTGTGCGTTCTTCAATCTTTAAGCCAAGTAGCTCTAGACCATCTACATAAGTCTGCATCCAATCGCGGCGTGAAGCTACGTCATCGTCATAATCAGAGGTTAATTCGCTGGCTAAGCTTTGTAGAGCAGTCTCGTCCATCTCTTCAGCAAGGTTGGCATTAAAGTCCTCTTCTGCATCCTCTGCGGTCATTGCCAGAATAACTTCGCCATCTAGCCCAATAGTGACTGACTCAGGATCTTCAATTTCAATCTCAATTTCTGGGCCTTCGTTCATTGCCTCAAGAGCTTCAAGACCTTGCGGGGCTGCGTACAAACTTTTTTCAATAGACATTATTATTCCTAGTAGTAGGCAGACGATTTACGTCTATACCGGTATGCAATATCATCGTCAGGTTCGTCGCTCGGTAAGCGGATAAACCCACCTTGTCTAAATCTTGCCAATGCTAAAGTCGTAGAGTCAACCAAGTCATCATTAGCCCCAGATGGGAAGTCGTTACATTCTTCTATAACTTCTTTAGCCCATCTACGATCAGGCGCCCATACTATCCCTGACGAGAACAAATCGGAGACCGCATTAACACGACTAATTTTATCCTGTCCTTTGCCCGGTGTGAACTCACCGACTGGTACACCCATACGTCTTAATTCTTGATAAAGCGCAGCTCCATTAGACTTCTTTTCGACAATAAACGCATCAGGTTCCCACTCTTTATACTCTTCTAACACTAATTTTTTTAATTCAGGAAACTCCAACCGCTTCTTTATAGCGTTTAACAAGATAATGTTGTAGTTGTTGGTCTCTTCATTAAAAAACACGCCCCAAGTCGTCAGCGCGTTATAGTCAGCTCTGTTATTGGTCTCTTGAGCGGCGTCAAGCGCCATAATTGTGAAGTCACACGACGGTGGGTCTTCTTTATCCCAAATACTCCACCATTCTCTCTTAATTAGCGCGCCTTCTTCAGATGTAGGCTTCTGCATGTACTGGGCATTCCAATACCGCACGTCTAGTCCAGCTTTCTTGGACAGTAATTCCTGCAAAGGCCAGAACTCAGGCCAAAGTGGTTCACCATCATCTTTAATTGCCGGAAACTCTACAACTTCCCATCGGTCAACGTCGTCGTGACGATCCATCTGGGTAATAATCTGTCCAGTCAGGTCTAGTTTCGACCATCTTGTCATCACAACTATAATAGCGCCGCCCGGCATAAGTCGCTGAAGAGGGCCAGACTGAAACCACTCCCAAGCAGGAAGAAAAACATCTGGACGACCAGTCTTCGCCTCCTGTTCGGAGTGTGGATCATCAATAATAAATAGGTCAGCGCCGCGCCCAGCAAGAGCGCCTCCAACGCCGATAGCAAAATACTCGCCATTAAAGTTAGTACCCCATCGTGAAGCAGATTTTGAGTCAGCCTGTAGCTCTATCTGCGGAAAAACGTCTCGGTAAGATTCTGAACCAACCAAATTTCGCACTCGACGACCGAAATTGACAGCAAGATCAGCTGTATGCGAAGCCATAATAATTTTTTTCTGAGGGTACTTTCCCAAAAACCATGCAGGGGCAAGATATGATATAAGTTCTGACTTACCATGTCGCGGCGCAATATTAACAATAACGCGCTTCTTCTTTCCTGCAGCGATATCTTCAAAGATTTGAGCCAGACGTAGATGATGTGGGCCAACTTTATACCCCGTATATACGTGTTTTACGAAATCTAAGAAGGAATCCTTAGCTAAACCTTGTGTTATTTGGTGTTGGTACTGTTTAAGCAGCTCAGCAGTACGTCTTTTCTGCTTATCCGGCATGGTCGGCAGTGCCAACCGCAGCCTCATGAGGTCTTCTGGGGTCAAGATTGAGTTACCAATCATTCTGACCTGTTACCAAAGACAATTTCACGGGCTTCAACGTCAATTACTTTGGACTCTATATTAGATAGGGTCTCCAAAAGTTCTTTTTCGACCTCTTCAATAGGCTGAACCCTGACTGTCATCTCGGTACGCTTTTTAAAGGCGTCCACGCCATCAATCTCACCTAACTTAGATAAGGCAGTAACTCGGGTCTTGGCATCCCGTGCGTTCTCAACTTCGGCAATTAATTTATTGACCACGTACATCTTCAAGTCGGCAAGGTCTTCTACCACCGATACGTTCATCTGCGCGACCATTCCAGCAAGAAAGGCAAGAGTTTCGTTAGGGTATTTGGCGAAATCTGGACGGTATTTGGGATTCTCAATCATTTCACGGGCTAAATCTTCAGCCTGATTGACGTTGTCTTTGCTTGGGTTCAGTGGTTGACCGGTCAGGTCTGACATAAGCTTGACGACATTAGCCCGCATAGATAACTCTTGCGATGGCGTAAGCTCAGGGAATGCTTCTACAGCACTCTGTGGAAGAGGAATATTCTCTTCGATGTTAGGAATAATCTCC